ATGAACAAAATTTTATTGGTTGGCCAGGAGGTAGAAGAAGACCTACGCCAGCAGAGGCTAAGTTGTATTGGGAAATATTAGAATCAGAAAAACCATATAGAATAGATAAAGCTTGGGTAAAGTCATATTGGTTTTGGGGTTTTATGAGAAACACAAAAAGAATAGTAGAGATTGCTGAGAAACATAATATAGATTGGTTTTTTATAGATCATGCATACTTGTATCATCAAAGACATAGTATGTTTGAAAAATATGGTGATATGGATAATTGTTTGTTTAGAGTTTGTAAAAACAATTATGTTATACATAAGATTACAGATACAAATGATAATAGATTATTACATTTAAAAGCTAGATTTGCTAAAGATGATGAATTAGAAATAAAACCATGGAACAAAAACGGTAAACACATTATAGTTGTGCCACCATCATATTGGTTATGTAAAAATTTAGGTTGGGATCCAAAGAAAGTATTACAAGATACAATTGATGAACTAAAGAAACATACTGATAGAGAAATAAGAGTAAGATTAAAAAAAATGAATGGTAATTACAATCCAGTGCCTTTACACCAAGACATGAAAGATGCTCACGCTGTTGTATCATTTCAATCATCAGCTGCTGCTAAAGCAATTATAAAAGGTACACCATCATTTACAATTACAGATAAGTATTCAGCAGCAGTACCTATGTCACAAACAGATTTAAGTAAAATAGAAACGCCAATATATCCAGACAATAGACATGAGTGGTTATGTAATTTAGCTAACCATCAATTCTATGCTGATGAGATACAAAGTGGTTATGCAGAAAGGTATTTAAATGAACAAGACGCCTGAACATTTAGGAGGACATCTTAATAGAACAAATACAGATGAGCCTTTATTAAAATATGTAAAAGAAAGATTTAAAGTAAAGACTATGTTAGACATAGGTTGTGGACCAGGTGGTATGAAAGAAGTCGCCAATGGTATGGATATAGATTGGTATGGTGTAGATGGTGATACAACTGTTATAGAGAATACAGATTATTCATTAGTACATGACTTTACTTTAGGTGAGGCAAAATTAGATAAGACTTTTGATTTAATATGGTGTACAGAATTTTTAGAACACGTTGAAGAAAAGTATGTGCCGTATTATATGCCTTTATTTGAAAAAGGTAAAATCGCTGTAGTAACTGCAGCACCTCCAGGTTGGCCTGGTCATCATCATGTAAATTGTAGAGAAGAAAGTTATTGGATAGATGTATTTAAGAACTATGGTTTAAGATACAACGAAGAACTTACAAATGAGTTTAAAGGTCTATCACAAATGAGAAAGAACTTTTTTAAAAGAGCTGGAATGGTATTCTTAAAATGATAATAGGTATTGAAGGTAGTTTTAGATTAGAAATGGGTTGGATATTTCCTACTCATAAAGACTTTAAATTAGTCACATGGAATGAGGCAAAGTCTTTAGATATGAAAAATGTTGATGCGTTTATACAAACAAATATTTTAGGGTTTCATAAAAACAATATGAAAATACAACATGACTTTATGGATAATACAGGTAAACCTAGAATAGTTTTAGAACAGGCTACCTTTAGAAAAAATTTAGATTTCAATAAACCAGAAACTTATTATTATAAGGTAGGTTTAAATTGTTTTACTTACAATAAAGGTGTATTTAATAATGAGAATAGTCCAGCAGATAGATGGGAAAAAATTAAGAAAGAACAAGATATAGAAATTAAACCATGGCGTAAAGATGTATATTCAAATGATAAGTATATATTATTTTTGTTACAAAATCCAATTGACACTAGTTTAAATCCGTTGTATGAAAGAGGTGAACAATATGATTTATGGATAGAAAAAAATATAAAAGAGATTAAAAGAATTACAAACAAAAAAGTAAAAGTAAGATTACACCCTAGGTTTCAAAGTAGATTTAATTTAGACAAATTATCTTTAGTTGCTGATGAGATTAGTAATGAGTATGATGGTTGGAATATAGCTAATAGTGGTGGTTCATTATATAAAGATTTAGAAAATGCCTGGGCGTGTGTTACCTTTTCTAGTAATGCTGCAACAGAGGCAATATGTGAGGGAATACCGGTAGTAAATTTAGATGAATCAAGTTTTTCTTGGCCAGTATCTTACCACACACTTGACATACTAAAGGAAGATGTGATAAGATGTGACTTTAAAAGAGCTCAATGGTTATACAATTGTGCATATACACAATGGACATTAGAAGAAATAAATAGTGGTAAAGTACATGAAAGGTTATTAAATGGCAATAGAACTTAAAAATTCAATGTTTGTACACGTACCAAAGTGTGGTGGTAGAACAGTTAAACAAATGATTAAGAAGTATGTATCTGGCGCCAGAGTTATTGGTGATGATATTTACGAAAGTCATGCCACACCTGATACACATAAACAAGTCTTTGGTTTTGTAAGACACCCTGCAACATTTATTCATAGTCTTTGGACACATAGAAGTAAAAAGAAAGCACATGGTAGTGATTGGAACTGGCATCCAGATATACGTATGGAGCAAGAATGTAAATCAAAAGTTTACAACAAGTTTATTGAGAATGTTTTAAGTGGTGAAAATTATGTGTATGATTATTATATGCATTACTTAGGTAAATATAAAAACCCTATTATAGGTAAAATGGAAGAGCTACCAGATAGTTTAATTAATATACTTAAACAAAATGGTGAAGACTTTGATGAAGAAGGTATTAGAAAAAACATTTATGTTCACGGTGCAAACGATAGAAATAAAAATATTCCTGTATCACTTGTTGAGAGTATGAGTTACGATCAAGCTAAATCGTTAATTACAAAAGCAGAAAAGAAACTATGTAAGGAGTTTAATTACCATGCGTTTTGATAATCCAATATACGATCACGGTTTTGTTTTTCCTGACATCGCTGACTTTCCAGATATTGCTCACGAAAAAAAATATACAGGTAATGGCAATGAAGAATATTTGTCTGTGATGAAAGAAGGAATACAAAAAGGTGATTTACATACATTTGAAAGAGGTTATCAATGGTATATGAAAACACCTGATACAAAACTAATTACTAAATTAAATGCTATGTTTCAGTTTTATAATAAATTTGAAGATAGTAAAATAGAAAGTAATTTACCTACTAATAAAATATATGAAGACTTATTTGAAAATGGTATATCGTATTTAAATGTAGATACGTTTGAATTAAGAAACAAAATAGACCAAGAGATTAAAAACTTAATTGTATTACCAGACTGGCGACCACCACCAGGACAATTTGATAGAGCAAAACAATTAGATGCTGATGTAATTAAACTTGTAAACGATATGTTTCAATCACATGGTATATTACAAGCGGCATCAAAGTATAACAAGTTTAATCAACTACAAGTAAAGAATGTGGTATTACATATTGCTAAACCAACAGATGAAAACTATAAACAATTTTTATATGATTGTAAAACTGTAACAAAAACAACTAACTTACATATAGACCCAAAAGAAAACGTAATGAAAGCCATGATGTATTTAAATGATATTACAATTGATGATGGACCATTTAGTTATGTAGAAAAATCTAATAGATGGATATATGATGATCTACAAAATATATTTGGTAGAGCTATATCAACAGGTAGTTATTGTCACACACCACAATCCAGAGCTGCGGTATTTCAATTTCCTAAACAATGTAGAGTATCACATAACTTTGGTAGACTATTATTAGATGGCTCTGAACAACAAGAAATGATATTAGAAAAAGAAAAACCATTTACTAGTGACAAAGGTAATTTATGTATCTTTGATCCAGCTGGTATGCATAGAGGAGGTATTTGTAAAAAAGGAACTAGAGTTGCTTTACAAATATTAATGAAATGAAATTAAGTGATAACGTATTACAAAAAAGAGTATTTAAACAACAAATATTAGATATACATTTAAAAGATTATATGATAGGTCAAACCACACCCTATCTTAATAAATTTAAAAACACAATAGATGTAGGTGCAGCAACAGGCATGTATGCTAGTCACTTTGCTGAGCATTCAAAAAATGTGATATGTTTTGAAGCAGTACCACCTGTGTTTGAACAATTAGAAAAGATAAAAGAAAAACACAATAACGTAATAACACATAACATAGCTGTTAGTGACTACGAAGGTGTATCTGGTTTTTATGTAGATGACAAAAGATTATCTAATTCTAGTTTTCAAAATTTAGTAGATGGTCAAAAGATAGAAGTAGATGTGGTGACAATAGATAGCATGAAGTTAAATGATGTAGGTTTTATGAAAATAGATGTAGAAGGTGTTGAGTTAGATGTTTTAAATGGCGCAGTAAATACAATATTAGAATATAAACCAACTTGTATGGTTGAGATTTACGAAAAGTTTAACAAGTATCCAGTATCAACAACGTTTGAATTTTTCTTTGTTAGAGATTATAGATGTTTTTATAATCACAAAGGTCAAGGTTTAAAACCAGTGAGAACAATAGAAGAAGGTATTGAAGCTACAAAGATACCAGAAATAACTGATGGCGATTTTTTATTTACTATATGATTATAACACACGATATTCCATGGGACAAATGCTTATCTAATCAATTATTCCCAGCTATAAAAAAAGGTTGGAAAGATACTCCTATGAAACCCATACACTTTTTTTGGGGTCTAGGGTCTAACAATCTAAAAGAAATAGCTGATGTAAAACAAAAAAATGAAGAATGGTGGTATGTAGATGTTGGATATATCACAGATCAAATAACAAGATACCCCACACCATCAATAGACAAATACGATTCAACTTATTTTAGAATAGTCAAAGGCAATATGCATATGACTAGTGGTAAACCTGGCGATGGTTCACGTCATAGAAAACTAATACAACAAGGTATAGATGCTGAGTTTAAAGGTTGGAATACTGGCGAATGTAAACACATTTTATTAGCGCCATCATCACAAACAGTTTGTATCTACATGCATGGTTTATCGCAAGAAGATTGGATAAAAGAAGCTGGTGAACAAATAAGATGTTACACAGATAGACTTATAAGAATGAGAAACAAACCTAGACCTAATAACGAATGGTGGGGTACAGATATAAAAGATGAACTAAAAGACTGTTATGCATTAGTAACAAATATGAGTTTATCAGCGGTAGATGCTGTGTTAAATAAAGTGCCTGTGGTCACACATCAAAATAATGTATGTTATAATGTATCAGGTAGATTAGAAGATATAAATGAACGTAGAATGCCACCAAGAGAAAATATGACTGTGTGGTTAAGAAGTGTGGCAAACAATCAATTTACCTTACAAGAGATTGAAGATGGTCTAGCATATGAGGTATTAAATGCTTAATTTTGCTTGTGTATATTATGGTGACAAATATAGTAAACCAGCCACGGCTCCATGGTCTTATATACAAAACTTATATAATATGGTTAAAAGAAACTTAACTATACCACATAGATTTATTTGTTTTACAGACAACGTAATTATACATAAACGAAAAGAGTTTAAACATAGTGATATAGAATTTAGAAAATTTAAAAGACATGATTTTGAAGGTTGGTTTAATAAACTTCAATTGTTTAGTCCACAAAGTGAGTTAGAGGGTGATACTTTATATATGGATTTAGATATAGTTATTATGAAAAACATAGATTGCTTTGGTACTATTGGCGAGAGTAAAAATTTTGTAGGTATGAATGACTTTAACCCTACATCAGGTTTATTTAACTCTAGTATTATGAGATTTAATAATCAATATCACAATATCATATGGGAAGAATATATCAAAAAACGTGGTGATTTTACTAAAATGCATGGCGACCAAGAAATTATATCATCAATAATCAAAGATCACAAAGATACCATTTCATTTCCAGATGAGTGGACACAATCATATAAATGGTTAAATCGTAAAGGTGAAAGATACCATATAGACAAAATGACATACGAACAAGACCCAAATGCTAAGGTTTGTGTGTTCCATGGTAATCCAAATCCACACGAATCGACACAGGAATGGGTCAAATCGCTGTGGAAATAGACATAAATGTGTCTAAAATAAGAACAAAATAAGAACATCTACTCAAAAACCCTTGTAAAATATAGGCAAATTAGGCCTTGACTTATATGTTAATCCTGATATTATAATAGTATGAAATCAACAAAAAGGAGTAAACACTATGAGTAAAGTTAAACAATACTACACAGACTTGACAGAAAAACAAGTTGATGATATTATACTATCATATAAATCAAATAAGATTACAGAACAAGATTGTAAAGATAAAATTATGAAATTAGATAATTTAGAACTTGTTGGTATTGATGAGAATAATATTGATGAAGTTATTAATGATACATTTTACGATCAGAAAGTGAGTGCCTAGTGAGTACATTTAACGTTTGTTATTTAAGAGAGTATAGAGACCCAGAGAACGAGTGTGAAACATTTAATCTATATGAAACTATATACAGAAATGTACCTATGAAGTATCTTAATAAATTTTCTAATAAAGATTTTAAAATGAAGATGTTAAAACATTGTGATTGGAACTATAAAGAGACAGCAAAGAATTTTGAAAACGTAACTAATATTGATATAGTTATGGAAAAAGAATATTACACTTCTTATGCTGATGTATTTGGTGATGTAATGGGTAAAGATGAGTATAAGGTAGAAAAATTACATATGTGGCACGACTATGGTCAGCAGTATGATAGATCAAGTTTAAGAAAAGATTTTAATCCTAAATTAACAAAGAGTAAAGTTTACTCTTATAACGGTGAGAAATGTAACTAATGAAATATAACGAAGAAAAAATTATAAAAGAAATATCAGATTATATATCTGGTACATACACAGAACATTATAGTACAACCAAAGATGGTTTCCAAGTACAAGATATGTTAAGACACCTTGGTATTGATAAAGACTTCTGTCAAGCCAATGCGATTAAGTATCTTGCAAGATATGGTAAAAAGAATGGTAAGAATAGAAAAGATTTACTTAAAGCAATTCACTATGTAGTTTTATTGATGAGTAGTGAAGATAATAATAAGGAGGACACTAATGAGTAAAGTAGAAACAGACGTTTATACGTTTAAAAATGATGTAGGTAAAAACCTATATAGAAAGACAACATACTATACACTTAAAGTTGAACAAGATGTGTTGGCAAAAGATAAAGACGAGGCAGATACCAAGTTTACAGATCATGGTGGTATAAACCATAGTAAGATTGGTAAAGATATAACAGACACCAACGAGGGTGTTGAAACATATGTGGTAGACGCCAACTATACAGATTGTGAAACTACAAAATTTATTGGTAAAGTAAAATACGATACTGATACTTACAATCAAACTTTAGAAGAAGCAATAGAGGCGGAAGATATTCATATTGATACTTATGCAGATGAAGACGAAAAACCTCAAGTTGTAGAAACTAAACAAGTTGAACCTATGGGTGTAACTGGTTTGTCAGATAAAGAAGAATCAGATATTGATATTTCATTAAATTTAGAAGCAGAAAGTCAAAGAGGTAAGTAATGGCATCATCAGATTATTCATCACACGATTGGCGTAAACATACAGATAACGCAGTTATTGTAAGTGATAAAGAATATGAACAATTGAAAGTAAATAATAGTAGAGTTATCTTTATCAATCCAAAAACATTAAAAGAAGAGTCTGTTGATGTGTCAAGGTTGATCAGAGTTTTTGTAAATAACAGAGACGATTTAAAAAGGAGTGTTAAGTGAAGACGGTTACTATTACTGTAAATAAAAAAACATTGTCACAGGTTTATAATCAAGTAAAAATGTGCGAAGACCTTGGTTTTCCTAGTTTTTGTAAAGGTGAACCTATTAACAACTTGATGAAAGAAGTTAAGAGAGATATTAAAAAACAAAAGAAGGCTGAAAAGTTAGGTTGGAAAGAACTATTAGAGTTTTGGCCTATGTCTATTGTGGTACCAGGTATGTTACTATTAATATTATGGGGGAGTGCAACACAGTAATGCCTTGGGGACCTAAAGCTTTAAGAAACAGCAGAGAAGAATTTGTGCTTGAAAAGATTGAGTATTTTAAAATCAATGAATATAAAGGCAGATCAGATTGGCATAGACATTATGTTAAGACATATAGAGAAGCAATAAACAAATGGAAAGAATTATATCATAGTGGTAAAAAGGTTTTGATCTATGCTTGTAGAGACGATAAGTTAGGTGAAATGAGTACAGGTATAAATGACAGGAGTATATTTAAGAATGAGCAATCAAAGACCAGGTAAAGTAGAAAAGAAATTAGATAGAAATGGCGATATGCAAGTCTATAAGTTTTTTAAGACTGCTGCCAAATTACTTAAAGAAGAAGGTAAAGAGGACGAAGCGTTTTATATGGAACAAATGGTAGACTGGTTAAAAAGTGGTAAACCATTACCTACGAGTGAAGAATCAATAATAAAGGCATTAGGCATATGACAACTATGAGTTGTAATATATTGAAAAATAGGGGGGTATGTAGTATCGAGTCACCCTTGTTTTCCTCGCTCAGCGGTCGCTCAGCGGCACAAAACCTAGTAAAAACAACGATTTTTAAAGGGTTGACAATTAAATCAAATCCTGATACTATTAATACATTACTAACAAATAAACAAAGGACAACTATATGATATACACAAAAGAACTATTATTTAAAGAATTTAACGAAGTAACTAAAAAAGACCAGAGTAAAAAGAAAGAGACATTTACTCACAGAGTTACATACCTTAAATCATTATTAGAAGATATGATTAAGTCACCAAAGTATTTTACAAATATCAATATTAATAATGACCAACTTCAAAATTTAATTGATGACTGGTCCGCTCCAAAACCTATTGACGCTTTTTACAAAAGAGTATTTGGTGTTACATACGCTGAGAAAAAACAACAAGAAGAAGTTGAGTATATGACATTAGAAAAAAATGACAAAAAGACAGAAACTAAAAAAGTTACAGAAGAAACACAATCAATACATTAAATCTTTAGGGGTTGATATTGATGTTGATAGTGGGGTCATAAACTCAAGGTTTGAGGGTTTTGACTTTCCTAATTTATCTTGTAGGCCATCAGTGCCTACTAGTGATAATATTGCTGGCGTGGCAACTAAAAAGAAATATGCTACACAAATACCCGCTGGTAAAACAATTAGTGTGGCGTATAACAAAGGTCCTTACATGATCGTTGATGCAAAGGACTTTAAAACTATGGGGAGGAAAATATAATATGAGAACAATGATGTTAATTACTTTAGTTACTTTAATGACTATGGCGATAGCGAAGTCAGAAGAAACTAAAACAATAAAACCTGCAGACGTAGTAAAGAACGTTAAAGAGTTACCAACAAAAGTTTCTGATTGGAGTAAATCAGAATGGCAAAAAACAAAAGATTTCCAAAAGGCAAGTTGGGAAGAGGCTAAAACAAAATGGCCTTGGAATAAAATCTTTAAGGTTAGTCAATAATGCCATACGGTGATTTTGTGTGTACTAGTCCTAATGACGGTACACATTATTTTAGACCAGTTACTGCCAGAGCACACACTTTCTGGCAGAAACAAAACTACAATAGATTCGTAGTAGATAATAACGAAGACTATTATATTGTTAAAAGTGTGAATAGTGAGAAAATTTGTAATGAGATTAGACAAAATAATATGGATTTTACTAGTTAGTTTATTTTTAACTAACTGTACAGCGACTAGAAGTAATGTTGGTGCCACACTAGGTGCGACTACTACAACTGGCGCTTGTGTATCAATGGGTATAGATAATCCATATGCGATTGCGTCTTGCGCTGTGGTAGGTGCATTCGCTGGTGCAGAGATTATGTATAATTCTGATTATGATACACACAACGCAGCATTCATAGATCATTTAAACCACGGACCAAGTACAAGTAGTTATACGAATTGGTATAATAGAAAAACTGGTAATAGTGGTATCATACATACAACAAGATCATACACTAAAGGTCCTATTAAGTGTAAAGATTATAGTGCAACTGTTGATATAACAAACAGATGGCCACTTGTAGGT